TAGATTAAGTTATTCAAAGGTAGAGACCGATTAATCATGTGCCAACTGCACAATAGCGTGCCAGTTGCTTATATTGGCAAAAGGAGAATGAGAATGAAGCAGAAAACACCGGAACAGGAATTAGAGTTGTTAAGAAAAAACCTATTACATGAGCGTGCTATCTGGGAGCGCATCAACGAAAACGGCTGCAATGATCCATTCTGGACGGACGGATGCAATATGAATCTAACCAGAAATCATATTCTTTCATACAGAAATGAGATTGCAAATTGTTGCAAGGAGTATAATCTTCCACTTCCAGAAGAATATTTTCTAAAAGTACCGCCAGAAGTTGACGATAATTATATGGCGAACTTTGACCAGAAGGCCCGTGTGGATAGATTGAAACAGCAGGGTGATACATTAAGCCGGAAGAAAAAGAAGTTTATTGATGATGGACGGATGGAGTTTTGTTGATTGACCATGTAGTTGCTTACATGGGGAAAGTGAGGATAGAAATGAAAAAATTATCGGCGGAGATATCCATCTTGACGGAGTAAATGCTAATAGATGGATTGAGATATCAAAAGAAACTTTAGAAAAGTATTTTGTAGAGGTGGAAGTATGAGCGATAAAAGTAAAATTTACGATTACATAAAAAGAACAATAAATCCATACGGGAAACCTTTTGAAGGAACGGCTTACGAGTTGGGACTTAAAATCATGGATTATATCGAAAATATGGATGATGAGAAAGAAAATGGATGGATTCCGGTCAGTGAGAGATTGCCGGAAGACGAAAAAGAGTGTCTTGTAACTCTTGAAAAAGTCTATGGAACACCTGAAAAGCTTTATGGAATTGCGAATTATTTAAAATTTGGTGACGCTGGATACTGGAACGAAAAGAAATATAGGTATCTTGAATGGGACAAACATTCGGACGGACACGGCGGAACAAGGATGTATAAAGTTATCGCTTGGATGCCGCTTCCAGAACCATATAAGGAGGACTGAATAAATGTTAAAAATAATACGATGCGAAAGAGATGGGCAAGGTAGCTGCAAGGGATGCAACGATAAAGGCATCTGGAACAGGCACTGGACATGCTTCTTATACAAGATAGAGGGGCAGGAAGGCTGCTATTGCGAGAAATGCATAAAAGAAATTATGAGGAAAGAGGAGAAAGACTGAACATGGAAATGTCAATTTTTGAGAAAGACGGCAAGACCTACACCAGATTCAAGATCACGTTAAAAGAGTTTAAATTAAAGTTTCTGAGAAATCTGCTGACAAAATACGGTATTGACACATCAGAGCCGGTCAAGAAGAACAGCAGATACATTTACTTCGAAAAGGAGAGAGACTGGATTAATGGGGAAATGTAAATTAACCTGCCCGGATGGTGAAACAGAGTGCTGCATTTGCTGTGATAAACAGGATTCCTGCCAGTGCAGATGTGATGATATGGACAGTTATGAATACGCGGAGGAGTGTGAGGATTATGCAAAGGAGGAAGAAACATGATTACATTCTTATTAGGGTTCGCCCTTGGAATCATAGTCGGAGTGGCCGGTCTTGTATGCATAGCGATCATGTACGACAAACACCACCCAGACGATTAGAAAGGAGAACGGTATGCTGACAAGGAATAAAAAGCTGAAAGATTATGGTATTCCAACAGAGGATATTGAAAAACTGAATACGATGCTGAAAGACTTCCCGGCAGAGTACGGATACCTGCTTTCCGGTGCTGCCTTGTCAGCTTGCCCGAAAAACACGGTGATAGCGGATATGGTTGTTGAGAATATCTTGCATCGGAAAAGTTATAAGAAAATCAGCAAAGAAAGATATATCCCGATGAACCCGAAAGACTTTTACGGATACAGACGCAAGACCGTCGCTGTACTGTATGAGAGAATGAGGTTGTTGGGAGTGTGGGAGGATGAATAAATGAAAGAATATAGATGTCCAAAGTGTAACAGTAAAAACCTTTTTGTCAAGAAAGCCGGGAATAATACAGGATTGTATTGCGGGGATTGCGGTGCATGGATTAAATGGATCGGAAAAAATGAGCTGAGAGCATTTGAATATTTAACTGGACAGAAGCACGTAAACGATGTCAGTAGCAAACAAGACGATATTGCAAACATCATTTATAGCGCTCTCGATCATATGTATTGTGATAATTGCAGATTCAATAGTGAAATTAAAGAAAGTGATAGTGATGAATGGAACTGTGATGAATGCCACAGAAAATTTAATGGATGGGGAGTTTCCATGCAGGAAAGTAATAGAATTGCAAAAGAAATTTTAAAACAGTTAGGAGAATAGAATATGAGCAGACTAATAGATGCAGACGAATTAATTAAATACATCAAAATTTGGGAAATTGGCACAAGTATTAGTTCTGACCAGAAAGAATTTATTGATTGTGTTAATAAACAGCCAACGGCATTTGATGTGGATAAGGTTGTTCAGCAATTAGAAAAACGGAGTACATTAGCAAAACCTGTGGGATGGACAAAATCTTATGAAATCGTAATTTTGAATGATGCTGTGGAGATTGTGAAAGGCGGTGGAGTTGAATGAGAGAAATTCTTTTCAGGGCAAAAAGCATCCAAACAGGAGAATGGATTGAGGGAATTCCAATTAAAACACATTTAGGTTTATTTATCAGCTTTGAAGAAAATCCGCATTATTGCAGTCAATACGGATACATGGAAATTGATGATATTTTAATGGTAGGCGAGAAGACCCTCTGCCAGTTCACAGGACTTTGCGACAAGAATGGCAATAAAATTTGGGAAAATGATATTTTAAAAACGCGGTCCGACGAATATGCACAGGTTAAATTTGGATTCTATGGTACAGGTTTCGCAAGTGGCGATTACAATCAAGGATTTTACGCAGCATTTCCAGAAGATTTCTATTATCGACATGAACTTGGATATTGGTGCAAAGAAACTTATGTCAGAGGGAATATCTTCGACAATCCAGAATTATTACAGGAGGAACCAAATGAGTAAATGGGATGTAAGTGTTAGCATGAGATTATCAATTGATTATGACGGAATTATAGCTGAAACAAAGGAAGAGGCCATAGAAATAGCAAAAAGTAAAGCATTGGAAGACATTGATTATAACAATTGTGATTGTGATACTAGCAATCCAATAGTGTATTGTTGCCTTGAGGAGGAATCATGAGTAAATCAGTATTAGTGATGGAAACACCAGAGAATTGCTATGTTTGCCCGTTCGGAACTGCATACTGTAGCGCTCTTGAATATGAGGGATGTTGCGAACTAGCTGACTGTTTAGATTATGATGTAATTCTGATGACAGAAGAACATTATGATTGCGAAAGCAAATCAAGGCCCGATTGGTGTCCGCTTATGGATTTGCCAGAAAAAGACAATGGAGATTATCCGGCTAATACGTCTGATTCTGGCTTTGCAGAGGGCTGGAATCAGTGTATTGATGAGATTACAGGAGGAAATTATGATGATTGATTTAACTGGAAAAAGCGTATTCGTAAAAACACAGGAAGAGTATTCTAAAGTTTTAAGAATAGCAAAATTACAGGGATTTAGGTGGGCAAGAGGAAAACATTTAAACGCAATCGATATTCCGCTTCCAAATATGTTAAATTTTCATGATGAAAGAATAGTAACATACAGCAGTGATGAACGAAAAATGTATGAAGCATCTGAAATTGTTACATGTGAAAAAAAGCTAGAGGAAGCAATGGCCCACGTTAAGTATTTTGCGAATAACAAAGACAGAATGTCACTAACAGATAAAGTTATTGAATCAATGTTATTACTTGCAAATACAGTAGAAAGTCAATTGGAAGAGGCGAAGTAGATGGAGAGATTAACAATTGACGATATGATAAAAGCACTTAGATGTGTTGCCAGTCAAGATACAGAAGGCGACTGCTATAAGGATCACGAGAATTTTAAGCACATGAAAGACGATAAATATAAACGCATTGTCTGTGGAACTGGCGAGAACTTAAAAGATTGGATTAGTGGAAGGGATGCAGTTGGATGCCCATACCACCAGAAAACGTATGGGACTTGCTACGAAGATGGAGAATTGTATTGGTTGAAAGATGTCGCAGAGCTGTTAGAAGAACTGAAATCTTACAAAGGCTTAGAAGAACAGGGCTTGCTTGTGAGGCTGCCGTGTAAGGTTGAAGATACAATGTATGATATTGTAGGAAAACCTCTTAGAATCGTAGAACACAAAGTGGATGCTTTTCATATTGATAAAAAAGGCTTTCATTTACAAATTATTAACGGAGTTTTAGAAAAGAAGCAAGAAGCAAAGGTTTATTTTTCTCGTGAAGAAGCTAAAAAGAAGTTGGAGGAGATGAAGAAGAATGATTGATAGTTTAATAGCATTTACATTTGGAATAATATTCGGATCATTTGGCACTATTTTCTTGGTTGCACATTTTGGTGGCAAGCGTAAATAGCAATAAAAAGGCGGTGATGATATGCGAACCAGGCAAAAGTCACTTGTTGATTTTGGCGTATACCCGGAAGACATTAACCGTTTAAAGGATATATGCCAGAAAGCTACACCAGAGCAGAGACACGATATTTTGCACTGCTGCATAAGCTCTTGCCCTCCAGGGATTGAGCTCCTGGTGTATGAATCTATTGTAACAAATAAATCCTATGACCGTATCATGAAAACGAAATACATACCGGCAAAGCGAGACGATTTCTATGCATACAAGCGCAAGGCAATGGCTATGTTTTACGATACTTTAAGAAAACTAAGAGAAATATAATACTACAATTAATATTAAAATGTGGGGACAAATTTTTCTGCCATGTATGGTAATATAGTATATATCTATAGCTATACGTGGCAGAATTTTTATTTTCAGAAAGGGTATGATTGGATGTTGATAGAATGGCAAACGAGGAAAATTTAAAACCTTTTAAACCTGGTCGAAGCAGTGAGGAAGCAGTGAAGAACGGTCAAAAAGGTGGCATTGCTTCTGGTCAGTCTCGCCGCCAAAAGAAAACCCTTTCTGAATTAGCCAAAATGATAGCTGAGAACCCTGCCACGACTGCTGCAAAGAAGAAACTCACGAAGATGGGTATATCTGACGAGGACGCAAATAACAATGCCTGTATTGTAGCTGCCGTATATGATAAAGCTATCAAAGGAAATATGCAGGCAGTGGACAAATGGGAACAGTTGGTAGCCGTATCAAAATCAGACGAAAGCAAATATGAACTTCCTGCCAGAGTACTCGGCAAGGCATTCGTGGATATTAACCGACAGATTAAGCCTAACATTGAATATGTATTCGAGGGCGGTCGAGGCGGTTTGAAATCTTCGTACGTAGCTTTTAAGATTACTGAACTTATCAAAAATAATCCTCAGATGCACGCTTGCATTACTCGCCAGGTGGGTGCGACGCTGAAAGATTCTGTGTATGCTCAGATGAAATGGGCTATCAATGAACTGGGACTGATGGAAGAATTTGAATGCAAGGTGTCGCCACTTGAGATCAAATACATTAAAACCGGGCAGACAATATACTTCCGTGGTCTGGATGATGAAACTAAACTGAAATCCATTAAGCCAGAATTCGGATATATCGGAATTCTCTGGAAAGAAGAAAAAGATCAAATGAAGGGAGATGCCCAGGAGCGTTCTGTTAATCAGTCAGTGCTTCGTGGTGGCGATGAATCCTATGATTTTTCATCATACAATCCACCAAAATCAAAATCAAACTGGGTAAACAGGATCAAGCTCACGCCTAACCCGAAAAGAGTTATTCATCATTCAAGTTATCTGGAAGCCCCGGAGGAGTGGCTAAGTCAGAAATTCCTTAATGATGCAGAGCACTTAAAGGAAGTCAATCCAGAAGCATATGAGCATGAATACCTGGGTGTTCCGAATGGTGACGGCGGAAACGTATTTGAATATCTGGAGATTAGAGATATTACAGATGAAGAAATCAGTCACATGGACAAAATATTTCAGGGGTGTGACTGGGGATTTTTCCCTGATCCGTATGCTTTTATTCGCTTGTATTACAATCATAACACTGAAAAGATATATCTCATTGATGAAATTTACGAAAATAAATGGAGCAATAGGAAATCAGCGGACGAGATTCTAAAAAGAAAATATGATGATTATACTATTACTTGTGATTCTTCTGAACCTAAATCAATCAATGATTATAGAGATTTTGGGCTCCCGGCAAGGGGCGCAATAAAAGGACCTGGGAGTGTGGAATATTCTATGAAATGGCTTCAAACAAGAACTATTGTTATTGACCCTAAGAGAACGCCTAATGCTTATAAAGAGTTTTCGGAATACGAATACGAAAGAGATAAAGACGGAAACGTTATAAGCGGATATCCTGATGAGAATAACCATTTAATCGATGCCTGTAGATACGCAACAGAATCATTGTGGAGGAGAAGAGGGAATAATGCTTAAAAGAGGGTACAGTCTAAAATATAGACGAATATATAAAATCTGGCAGGGAATTCGTCAGAGATGCAATAACCCCAATGACAAAGATTATGAAGACTATGGCGGAAGAGGAATAAAGGTTTGCAAAGAATGGAATAAAAGTTCAGAAGCGTTTGTTCTATGGGCATTAAAAAATGGATATGCTGATAATTTGAGTATTGATAGAATAGACACAAATTCGGACTATTCGCCAGAAAATTGCAGATGGGCAACATGGACTCAGCAGGCAAGAAACAAAAGAATGGAAAAAATAAATTCAACTGGTGTTACTGGTGTTTCCATGGACAGAGGGAAATATAGAGCAACAATCTATGTAGATAATAAAAAAGTTGATCTAGGCAGGCATGACACGCTTGAAGAAGCAGCAGAAGCACGTAGGCAGGGTGAGATAAAATACTGGGGCGTGAGTGCATAATGGGACTTATAACAACACTAAAAAGGTGGTTTAATATGATTTTCAAAAAACAAGCCGAAGAGGATTTTAATATCCAGGCAGCAGAATTCCCAGAAATGGAATCGCTGATTAACCGGTGCGCGAACATCTACAGGGGTGCGCCGGAATGGCTAGATGATAAGAATAATATCAAGACGATTAATTTTGCTAAATCCGTGTGTTCCGAGACTGCCAGACTCGCAACATTGGCGATCGGAATTCAGATTGACGGTTCTGCAAGGGCGGCATGGCTTCAGGAACAGATTGACAAGGTATATTTCCAGATACGGCACTGGGTAGAATATGGATGTGCTTATGGAACGGTATTTATCAAGCCAAACGGCGAGAGCCTTGACGTATTCACTCCGGCAGATGTGATGATTGTAGATTATGACAATCAGGAAATAAAGGGGATTATATTCAAGGACTATTATACCGTTGGACGGAAATACTACACACGGCTTGAATATCATCGTTTTGTCGAGACTACAATAGATGGCGTGACAACCTATCCGTACTACGTTTCTAACAGAGCTTATGTGTCGAAATCCCCTCAGTCAATCGGCGATAAAATCGACCTTAAACAGACCAAATGGGCTGACCTCATGGCAGATACGCCGCCGATTCTCAAAGCAAATGGCGAGAAGCTGGACGGACCTCTGTACGGAGTTCTGCGGACTCCACAGGCGAACAATGTAGATATCAGTACACCATTTGGCTTACCGATATTTGCAGAAGCAATTGAAGAGTTGAAAGATCTGGACATTGCATACAGCCGTAATGCAAAAGAAATCCTTGATTCTAAGAGAACCGCTCTGGTAGATGACCGACTGCTGATGCCGAGCGGATCACCAGTATCCGCCATGACACCGCAGGCCATGGAGCACAGATGCAAAGAAATGAGCTTGCCGGATTATGTGAAAAATGTATTCGGACAGGATGAGAAAGAGTTTTACCAAGAAATCAACCCGATTCTAAACACTGATACCCGTATAAGCGGCATAAATGCTCTTTTAAGCCAGTTAGGGTACAAGATTGGGTTCTCTAACGGATACTTTGTTTTTAACGAATCTAGCGGAATTCAGACGGCTACTGGAGTAGAAGCAGAACAGCAGAGGACAGTCCAGTTTATCAAAGACGTGAGGGACAAACTGGAATCCTGTCTGGACGAAGTAATTTACGCGCTGAACGTTTACGCTGACCTGTACGGACTTGCACCTGTCGGAGCTTATGAAGTCAATTATGATTTCGGAGACATCCTCTATGTTAGAGAAAACGACCGTGCAAGGTGGTGGCAGTATGTAACTACTGGCAAGGTTCCAGCATGGTTGTATTTTGTAAAGTTTGAAGGAATGACTGAGGAAGAAGCGAAAGCAATGGTCAAAGAAGCCGAGCCAAAGGAACCAACACTATTCGGAGAGGAGTAAAAAGATGGCAGACAAAAGCCGGTAACAAGGGAAGAAAAATACCTCGCATATCTGACAGGCGAAATTCCAAAGCCAATTACAAGAGAGTTTTAGTGAATTAAGTAAAAAAAGCGGAGAGGATTAAAACTCCTCTCCACTTTGCAATAACATTATTAACAGCCAGAATCTTCTCGCTTGGATACAGCAAATGTCCTCACTATATTTGCACCAGGAACATTGCCATCATTAATACACTTAGCCATGCGAAGCATAGATATGATTTGTGATGAAGACGGATGCTCCTTGCCGCAATTTGGACAAATTACCTTTTCCGTGTTAATTTGTTCATTTACGTAATAGTTGCAATTACAAGTACAGAAAATTTTCAATTTTAAAAACATTTTGCGACACCTCCTTAATAGGTTGATTATAGCATATTTTTAAAACATGTACCACAACATTTATCGAAAGAGGTGATATATTATACTTAGTCCTGAATATTTACGACAAATTACAGAGGGCAGTGAACAAATTGCTGAAGAATTGCACCAGTATATCATCTCTGAGATCGTATCACGGATGATGGCAAGAATCGGCAGGGGCGAGGACTATATTCTGACCAATGCTGATGCGTGGAGAATCAGAACGTTACAGGAATCCGGTGAACTGTTAGAAGACATTCTGGCAGAACTATCCAGATACACCAAACGTGAGCAACAGGAGCTTCTTGAAGCGTTTGAAGATGCCGGAATCACTGCAATGGAGTATGATGATAAGGTATATAAGGCGGCAGGATTAAGTCCTGTGCCGCTTGAACAGTCACCAACAATGATAAGACTCATGGAACGAAATATGCTTGCGACCATGGGCGAGTGGAAGAACTTCACGAGAACAACCGCAAGTGCCGCTCAGAGGTTATATATCGAGCAATGCGACCTTGCATATAATCATGTGATGACTGGTGCAGTTGGGTATACGCAAGCCATTAAAGAGGCAGTTAACAACGTTGTGAGTGATGGTGTCACCGTCACATATCCATCTGGCAGAAAAGACACGATCGAAACAGCAGTCGCACGTTCTGTCAGAACTGGAGTGGCTCAGGCGTGTGCTGATATTCAGTTGACAAGAATGAAAGAAATGGGATACGGTTTAGTATTGACATCGGCGCACATAGGAAGTCGCCCAAGTCATGAAGTATGGCAAGGGCAGGTATTTTCCATAGACTGGGAAAAATTAAAAGAAATCAAGCCGGAGTTTTTTCGAGAGCGAGACACATCAGAATACCGTAGAATGCTGGAGCAAAAAGCAAGTCAATATCCAGATTTTATTGAAAATTGTCATTATGGTGAAGCTGATGGAATATGCGGAGTAAATTGCAGACATCATTTTTCAGTTTGGGCGGAAGGAATGCCGAATCCCTACGCAGAATTATCAGCACAGGACAAAGCCGACAAAGGCAAACAGTACGAAAAGGAACAGCGACAGCGTACTTATGAGCGGAGAATCCGCAAAACGAAGAGAGAGGTTCTTGGGCTGCAGGCAGGAGTCGACAATGCACCGAATGAAAAGGCAAAATTCGCATTACAGCAAGACCTTGACCGGAAGTCTTATCTTTTACAGAAACAAAATGCTGCATATAAAGATTATTGCAAACGGAATGGCCTGAGGGAACTACAAGACCGACTTATGATCGCTAAGTGGAACCGCCAGAACGCCGCTAAAGCCAGAGGAGCGGCAAGACGATATAAGACAGCAAAGGGGATTGACTGATGGATAGATGGGAATATTTCAATCCGAATCCTGTTAAGGATAAGAGAACAGGAGATTGCGTTGTCCGGGCAATATGCAAAGCAACCGGGTTCGACTGGGAAGCGGTATTCACCGGATTAATGATACAGGCGTGCACTCTGTCAGATATGCCAAGTGCAAATTATGTCTGGGGAGCGTACCTCTATAAGCGTGGATACAGACGCAAACTGATTGAACAATCAGAACGATATATCTATACAGTCAACGACTTTTGTGCAGATCATCCGACCGGCACGTACATTCTCTGCATAGATGGCCATGTTGTGACGGCACAAGACGGCAAATATTTCGATACATGGGATAGCGGTAATGAAATCCCGGTATATTACTGGGAAAAAGGAGTAGCTAAATGAGCATACAGGAATTTATTCATTTTTTTCTTTCAATTTGTGGAGGGGTATCAATTATTGGAGGGGCAGCAGCTGTTATTTTTAAATGGATTGCTCCGGCATTTCGGCTTAATAAGAGAGTGGAAATTCTGGAAGACCACGATAAAAGAGATTTTGAAACGTTAAAAAGAATAGCTGAGAGAGATTCCCTTATTTTGGAAGTCTTGTCAACCATGTTGGACAGCCAGATTAGCGGCGACAATGTAGAGGAATTAAAAAAAACAAAACAGAAGCTTACAAATTATCTTGCACAGAATCAGCGTTAATTGCATTAATAAGAGGTATGCTCATGAAATTATATGTGTTCACAAAGAAAGATATAGACAGATTCTTAGTAGAGTGTAATTTCACGCCGGACGAAGAAAGATTGTTTCGGTTGAGATGTAAAGAATACACGCTTGAATACTGCGCTGAACAGATGAACGTGAGCATATCTACGGCGAAACGATTAAGCCGCCGAGTAAACAATAAAATAATCAAAGTGTGCTGATACTTTTTGGATACTAATTAGAGCCAGAAACGACCTGTTTCCGGTTCTTTTTTTATGTAAAAATATAATCAGAAAGGCGGTGTATAAGATGGCATTATATAACAATCCTTATCAATATAGTTTTGGCGTTCCTGGGCAGATGAACCAGTTCCAGCAACAGCCTGTCCAGATTCCAGCTCAACCAGTACAGCAACCACAGCAGAATAATAGCGGTATCCTGTGGGTATCCGGCGAAGTAGGCGCAAAATCCTATCTGGTAGCACCCGGGACAAGTGTTTTACTGATGGATTCAGAATCAGAAAAATTCTTTATAAAATCAACAGACGTTTCCGGTATGCCACAACCATTACGGACGTTTGAATATCACGAGGTAGGCTCTCAGATGCCGCCTAAACAGCCTGTTCAAAACATGGACAGTAAATATGTCACCAGGCAGGAATACGACGATTTAAAAGCCAAATTCGACGCTATAGCAAGTCGATTAAATTCATTTTCTGAATCTGTTAGAGTTAATACCGTGCAGGAATCAGCGACCAAGGGAGGAAATGCAGATGAGTAATCCATTATTTAACGCGCTTGGTGGTGGAATGCCACAGGGAAATGGGCCAATGCAGATGATGCAGCAGTTTATGCAGTTTAAACAGAATTACAAAGGAAACCCAAAAGAAGAAGTCCAGAAAATGTTGCAGTCTGGAAAGATTTCTCAACAGCAGCTTAACCAAGTTCAGCAGATGGCAGGGCAGTTTCAGAATCTGCTGAAAGGAATGAAATAGTACATTACAATCTGGCCAGATTGATGTAAATACACAATAAAGGAGATTATAACTATGGATGGAAATTATAGCTTAGCAGACATTGCCGCTGCTACTGGAAATGGCAGAAATAATGACGGCATGTTTGGTGGAGATGGTGCATGGTGGCTTATCGTGCTTTTCTTGTTCGTATTCTGCGGATGGGGAAACAACGGATGGGGCAATAACGGCAATGGCGGCGGATATGCAGCCACAGCAGCTACTCAAGCAGACATTCAGAGAGGATTTGATAACTCCGCAGTAATCAGCAAACTTGACGGAATCAATAGCGGCCTGTGTGATGGCTTTTATGCCATGAATAACGGTATGCTTACCGGATTCAATGGAATCAACACAAACATCATGCAGACCGGCTTTGGAATCCAGCAGGCAATCAATGCCGATACTGTAGCCAATATGCAGAATACAAACGCATTGCAGGCGCAGCTTGCAAACTGCTGTTGTGAAACCAGGGAAGCTATCCAGGGCGTGAACTACAACATGGCGCAGAACACCTGTGCATTGCAGAACACCATGAACAGCAACACAAGAGATATCATTGACAATCAGAATGCTGGAACCAGAGCGGTTCTTGATTACCTGTGTGCAAAAGAAAACGCAGATTTAAGAGATAAAGTTCAGAAACTTGAGCTTGCTGCTTCTCAGTCTGCGCAGAATGCTTACATTGCGGCAAATCAGGAAGCGCAGACGGCAGAACTGATTCGCAGAATAAGTCCTATGCCTGTGCCATCCTACGTAGTCCCAGCGCCATATCCATATTCTGGATGCGGATGCAACACCGGATGTAATTGCTGATAACTTCATATCGAGAGTATCTTTCGATTGATTCGGATGTCGGCTTATGCCGTTTTACACAGAGGGGCAGGCTGAGACCTGTCCTTTTGTGATATGAAAGGGGTAAAAATTATGGCAGAATTTACAAATGTAGCTGCTCAGACTGTAGCAGCAAATGGAAACGTAGTATTTTCAAACACAGCAGTCAAAGGTTCTAACTGTATTCAGCACAGAGAGGGAAGTGGAATTATAACTCTAAGAGGACTGACTAATCAGTGCAAAGCGAGATTCTTTGTGGATTTTTCTGGTAATATCGCAATTCCAACAGGCGGTACTGTTGAAGCTATTTCTCTGGCTATTGCAATCTCTGGCGAACCGGTTCTTTCTTCTCAGATGATTTCCACACCGGCAGCAGTAGACCAGTATAACAATGTGTCCTCTGGCATCTATATTGATGTACCTCGCGGATGTTGCGTTAATATCGCAGTAGAGAATACAAGCGATCAGGCAATTTCTGTTGCGAACGCAAATATTGTCGTGACCAGAGAAGCATAGGAGGTGTGATTATGAGAGACATTAAAGACTTATGTGCAAGAATTGAAGACGAACTGTCCAAAATCGCTGACAGTGGGTTGACTACTGGAAATCTGGAAATGACATACAAGCTGATTGATATGTACAAAGATATAAAGAACACACAGTACTGGGACAAGAAAGTGGAGTATTACAACACTGTCCTTGATGAGATGCGTAGCGGATACAATGACGATTACAGCGAGCGTGGAAGAAAACATGACAGCATGGGGAGATACAGCTCAAGTGACGGCAGAATGATGCCAGATTACGACCGGGGCAATTCTTATGCCAGACGTGGTGAACATTATGTCAGAGAGCATTACAGCCGCTCTGATGGGCGAGACACTTACGATGACTACATGACACAGAAGCAGAGCTATCGCTCCGGGAAGTCTGAAGACTGCAAAAGAAAAATGCTTGCTGCACTGGAAGAACATCTTGACGAACTTACTACAGAAATGAGCGATATGTCCAAGGATGCAGAGTGCCGGGAGCGTGATCTTGTTAAAAGATACGTTGAAAAACTGAGAAGTATGCTTTGACTCTTGCAAATGTGGGGACAACTTTTTAAAAAAAATGTGATACTATAATCTTGCAAGGCATGGTGAACCTTGTAGGGCTTGCTGATTAGAAGTTTTTGCTTTCTTTTTCGTTTCATGTCCTCCTTTCTTTGTGAATATGTCCTTAAGAGAAACAGATTCGAGCGGAATCTGGAGGTTGAAAAGCGGATGCAATTTCCGGCATATTCATTAGCCGGTTTGACTGACTGGTAACACCTCTTTGTAAATGAAACAACATCTCCGTGAAAGTCGGATAGTGGCAGGCATAACACGATAAATACCTTGCTAACCCGGGAATCCGGGTTAATGGAATGTAGCTCAGTGGTAGAGCAGTAGCCTTATAAGCTATGTGCCGTAGGTTCGATTCCTGCCTTTCCGATTACCTTGCCAGTGGTCTAACTGGCTTAATCCATTTACCTGCGGCGGCAGGTCAATAAACACGACCAGGAGGATGTTATGCAGAAACTTATTGACACATTAAAATCATTTGGAATTGAAATCCCTGAGGATAAGCAGGCAGATATTAAGAAAGCACTTTCTGAGAATTACAAGAATGCAAAAGAAGTAGCGAAAACCCTGACAAAAGTCGAGGGTGAACGTGACGACTGGAAAGAACGCGCTGAAACAGCAGAAGAAACTTTAAAAGGATTTGACGGTATCGACCCGGCAAATGTCAAAAGCGAGTTAGAGACTTGGAAACAGAAAGCGGCAGATGCAGAGAAAGAATTCAATGCAAAAATCTACGACCGTGATTTCTCAGATGCACTCAAAGCGGCACTCGACGATGTTAAGTTTTCCAGTGAAGCTGCAAAGAAGTCTGTTATGGCAGACATTAAAGAAGCCGGATTAAAACTGAAAGACGGTAAAATTCTCGGATTAAATGACCTGATCAAACAGATGAAGCAGTCTGACGCATCCGCTTTTGTGGATGAATCTCAGCAGCAGGCTCAGCAGAACCAGGCAAGATTTACCACTCATGTTGGACAGCAGCAGACACCGGGAAGCATGACAAAGAAGGAAATCGAAGCGATCAAAGACCCGTCCGAGAGACAGGCTGCAATTGCTCAGAACATCCAGTTATTCCAATGATTTTTTACACCGACTATACACCAGAGTATAGCCGCTAACCCAATACCTTAACAATTATGGGTAGAAAGGATTTTTTATATGGCAGTAAAAAATAATCTTATTATGACAAATGATATCCAGGTCACAGCACGTGAGATTGACTTCGTTACCAGATTTGAAAGAAACTGGGAACACTTGCGTGAGATTCTTGGTATCATGCGTCCAATCAAAAAGACACCCGGAGCGGTTCTTAAATCAAAATACGCAGAAGGCACATTACAGGACGGAAATGTTAAAGAGGGTGAAGAAATCCCTTACAGCAAATTCACTGTAAAAGAAAAGCCCTATGCAGAAATGACTATCGAGAAGTACGCAAAGGCTGTATCTATCGAAGCAATCAAGGATCACGGTTATGAGAACGCTGTTCAGATGACCGATGATGAATTCCTTTTCCAGCTTCAGGCTGATGTTACCGGCAGATTTTACAACTATCTGAAAACCGGTACGCTTACTTCTACAGAAACAACATTTCAGATGGCTCTGGCAATGGCTAAAGGCCGTGTAGAAAACAAATTCAAACAGATGCATAGAAATGTGACTGGCGTCGTTGGATTTGTGAACATTCTGGACGTATATGAATACCTCGGAGCAGCTGAGATTACCATTCAGAACCAATTCGGATTCCAGTACATGAAGGACTTTATGGGATTTAATACAATCTTCTTACTGTCTGACAGCGAGATTCCAAGAGGACAGGTTATTGCAACGCCTGTTGAGAACATCGTTCTGTACTATGTTGACCCGAACGAGTCTGACTTTGCGAGAGCAGGTCTTGTGTATACCGTATCTGGCGAAACAAACCTGATCGGATTCCATACACAGGGCAACTACCACACAGCAGTATCCGAAGCGTTTGCGGTTATGGGACTTACTCTTTTTGCAGAGTACATTGATGCAATTGCAGTAATTACCATTGACGAAACACCAACGCTCGGCACTCTGACAGTAACATCTGCGGAAGGAACAGCAACTGGTGATACAAAAATCACTGTAAATCCGGCTAAGGAAAACTCCAATAACGTATATAAATACAAAGTTGGTGCATCTGAAACGGCTGTGACTTATGGACAGAATCTCAGAAACTGGACTTCTTGGGACGGAAAAGCTGACATTAAGGCAGCAACCGGACAGAAGATTACAGTGGTTGAGTGTGATGGAACATACAAAGCACTGAATGCCGGAAGTACAAGCGTAACAGCAAAATCATAAACGCAGGAGGTGACTGGCATGGCTTATGCAGATTATAAATTCTATACAGAATCATTCGGTAATGTCGTGCCAGAAACTGACTTTTCACGTCTGGCGGAAAGAGCCAGTGATTTTGTGGACACAATGACGTTTGACAGGTTGGTGGACGGGCTGCCGGAAAATGAACGCTCACAGAAACGCATCAAAAAGGCGGTCTGTTCATTGGCTGAATTAATGTATCAGATTGAGCTTGCTGAGAAGAATGCTACCAATGCCGCTGTGAGCGGTACGTCAACTGCAATCGGGTCTGGTGGTAGCACGACAGGCATTGTAACATCTGTATCCTCCGGCAGTGAATCCATTTCCTACGCCACACCTCAGCAGATTGGAGCAAGTGCAAAAGAATGGAGCGCTGTGTATGCCGCCGCCGGGGATGTACAGAAAACAAATGACTTACTTTACAAGATGGCTTTACCGCTTCTGATGGGAGTAAGGACGGATGATGGGATACCAGTATTGTATGCAGGAGTGTAATTATGGAATTAAAAGAACTCACCAGTAAAGTAATAGAACTGTTGAATATTGAAAATCCAGAACAGATTTCAGATTCTTTGATGGAAATTGTACTGAATGGAAAAACGGAATATTTCGACAAATTCTGTAATATGGTAGAGGACTTGTCTATTGATTGGCTACAGAAGATCTTTCAGTATTACCTTGCTGATAGAAAAGTAAAGATGCAGGATTACACGCCTGTTTCACTGGCAAAATTTGTCGGAAAACTGGTACGGACAGAAAATGAACACACTGTATATGATTTATGTGCCGGAAGTGGTGCATTGACTATTCAAAAATGGAATCTGAATAATGAATTGAAATTCGTATGCTATGAGTACGATAAAACGGTTATTCCGATTCTGCTTTTCAATTTGGCAGCAAGAAATATTGATGCAGTTGTTGTAAATGGTGATGCATTGCAGGATGAAGTCTTTGCAACTTATCTTGTAAAGAAAGGTGATAAATATTCTTCTGTAAAAAAGATAGAAAATTTTAAGCCAGAAAAGACAGATAGTTGTATTTCAAATCCACCATATAATATGAAGTGGAAGATACCGCCGTTTGCGCAGTTGCAACCTCGCTTTAATGACTGTGAGTTGCCGCCAGAAAGCAATGCAAATTATGCTTTTATTTTGACCGCATTAGATAACTGTAAGGAAAAAGTTTCAATGATTCTTCCGTGTGGGATATTAACTTCAGAACTAAAAAATGAAATAGAAATAAGAAAGTATCTTATTGAGAAGAATCTGATAGAATCAGTTATTTTGTGTCCAGATAAAATGTTTGAAGCTACTTCGATTGCAACTTGCCTTTTGACACTGAACAAGAAAAAAGAGACAACACATATTGCATTTTTAGATATGCGTAAAACTTGCGATGTAGAGCAAAGAGAACAAAATGGACAGTTTGGCGGGGCAAGTCACGAAAATAGAACGTACAAAAAAGCTGTTAATGTTTTTTCTGATGAACAGATGGAAAACGCCATTGATTCTATTATTAATCAGAAAAGCATTGCCGAATTTTCAAAAAGCGTGCCTTTTCAAACTGTAGTAGAAAACAGATATACTCTTCTCCCAACACGATACCTTGAATTTAAAGAAGAGGATTTCGCGCACAGAGATTATGGAGAAATCATTGACGACTTAAACAGAGTTATCAATGAGAAAAATGGTCTCAAACTGACAATGAATGAAACACTTGCAAAATCAATCGGATTGTATGACATATTCCAGATGTTCAAGCAGTCGGAAGAAACAGCGGATTCCATGAATCAAATGCTTACTTTTACCGGAAAAAAAATCGAAAAAGAAAACTTTATTTCCATGACGAAGAAAGCAGGAGAACTGAAATTTGAAAATGGAAGCAAGAACAACATATCAACTATATTGCTTTCAATTTTACAGATGTGGAAACAACACATAATGTATCTGAACAATGAAGAAAACAGATATTTGATAGAATTAAGAGACGCACTTTTACCAGATTTAATGTCTGGAAAAATTGATTTGGGAGGTGATAAATAATGGACATTTCAACACTTGGCTCATGTATTGCAATCGTTATGATCTGCTACATCGTAGGAATGGGCTGTAAAGCATCAAAAAGAATCTCTGATGAATGGATTCCAGTGATCATGGCGGTTATTGGTGGAATTCTTGGAGCGGTCGGAATGGGAGTTATCCCAGATTTCCCGGCATCGGACTATATCACGGCAGTTGCAGTTGGTATGTTTAACGGATTGTCGGCAACTGGTGTGAATCAGGTTATTAAGCAGGCAGTACAGAAAGAATAATTAAGGAGAGGGTATCATGTATTCATCTAAAATTACACTTTTCAACTATTACGAAAGTGCCACGACAGGAGATGCGTACTGGTATCCTCATGTTTTATCTGGCGTTGACCTCATTACGGACAAAGGAGCAATCCTCAAAAAGTATGGCGCAGACGCAACTGACAACGCACAGTTACACGTTCGATACACTGTCCAGAACGGCGATATAACCATTACTGATAAGGATGGTAAGATTCTTCCATGGGTGCCACCCAAAGAATGGAAAAGGCAGATTAACAACGCTTTGGAGGATACCATCACATTCTCAGATGAGTCGTTCTTCTGGGAAGGTGAGTGGACTGGCGGAATGGTATCTGATGGTGATTATCGGAATGGATTCTACCAGTACATGAACGAGAACAAGGATAACGTGTTTAAGATTACCAGTGTAGGCGGTCCGTATACGCTAATTCCACATTTTGAGATTTTGGGTAAGTAATATGAGTAAGATTCATCATTTTAAAGGGTTCTCCATAGTCGATGGAGATATGAAAATCAAGCTGAATATGGATAGGTTCTCCAGGCAGTACCAAGAAGCCCAGTATCTCCTTGACGGAATGGTCATGGACAGCATGGTGCCATTTATGCCGATGATTACAGGGGATTTTGTCAACCGAACAAGAGTTGAGAGTACATCCCTGCAAGGAACTGGGAAAGTATGTGCGGCGGCGGCCCCTTATGGACGTTTTCTGTATGAGGGAAAAGGAATGGTTGACGAAGCAACCGGAAGTCCCTACGCAAGACGTGGAGCAAAGAAAGTTCTCGTTAGTCAGTTTTCTGGTCAGACAGCCGCAAAAGAAAATCTTGAATACACCAAACAAATTCACCCACAGGCACAAGCAAAGTGGTTCGATGCCGCTAAACGACAATACGGTAGCACATGGATTCGCAAAGTAAAAGCACAGGCAGGAGGTGGCAGACATGGCGGATAAACCTATCGGAAAAGATGCAACCGGATACGAGATTCTGACAGATGCCATGAAAGCACTTCTGAACCAGTATCCGGGACTATATGAAAATGAAACAATCAAGTTTGAGGAACTTGGCAAGGAGTCCGGAATTGCGTTCTCGGCAGACAACGGGGCGCTGATCTATTCAGAAAAAGAAGATGTTTGCGGAACGATGCATCAGGTATGTCAGTACCCATTTTACGTGGTATATCGTACAGCATCTGACAAAGAAAGGCAGAAACTATCTGTTCAGAAGTTCCTTGACAATCTCGGTAAATGGATATGCCGGGAACCAGTTATTATAAATGGCTCTGAGACGCGTTTAAATGTGTTTCCAGAGCTTTCACAGGGGCGAGTGATAAAACGTATCACACGTGACAACTCCTATGGTTTAGAACCGCAGGAGAACGGCGTACAGGACTGGTTGCTTCCAATCACAGTAAAATACGAATATGACTGGGAAAAATGGTGATTACACCACTTAAATATAACAACTAACCGGCTATCAATTGGAGATAGTCGCTAACCTACACAGCCTTTAAGAGTTATAGGCAGAAAGGACATTTCTATGGCAGTTACAGGCAAAATTGACCGTAAATACATGGCTCATTATATTGACGCAGGTTCCCTCTGTGGAGGACTGACGCCGAAATATGAGCGTCTTGGAAAGGACCTGGAAGAGTATAACGTAGAACTCAATCCAGATACTGAAACATCTAAAAACATTCTTGGAGAATCCACATTTAAACACAACGGCTATGAAGTTTCTTCTGACGCTGATCCGTTCTATGCAGACACTACTTCTGATCTGTTTACAGCATTGCAGAAGATTGTAGATGGACGTCTCAAAGACGACAACCTCAAAACAAAAGCAGTTGAAGTTCATCTCTGGACAGAAGCCACGGCAGGCAAGTATGAAGCATACCAGCAGGACTGCTACGTTGTACCGACTTCCTATGGCGGCGATACATCCGGCTATCAGATTCCGTTTACTGTGAACTACGTTGGTGAGCGTGTAAAAGGAAAATTTGATATCAGTTCCGGTACATTCACAGCCGACAGTGAATAAACACATATACAAGGAGGACATGCTAAATGGCAAAAATAATTAACACCAAAATTGATGATGGAATTCTCATTTTTACATTCACAAATAACAAAGACGAAGTTTTTTCTTCTTTCAAACTGAATCCGACCGATATCAATGTAGCAGCACGTGCAGAGGAGCTGACAGAATATTTTGAACAATTCAAAGATTCTATTCAGAAAGTTACTTCCGGAAAAGAAATGGCAGAGTTAAATAAACAGCTCGAAGATAAGATCAACTATCTGCTTGGCTACGAAGCATCAAAAGACCTGTTTAAAGAACCAATTACCGCAACAACTGTATTCGGTAATGGCCAGGTATTTGCTTATATCGTTCTGGACAAGATCGCAGAAGCAATCGCACCGGAAATTGAAAAGAGAAAAAAGAAAATGCAGGCAGCAGTTAACAAGTATACGGAGAAATATGAAAAATGACCGCCTATGAGCTTCCCACCTCACTGAACATAAGTGGGGTGGATTTTTCTATCAGAACGGATTTTCGAGCAATCATTGATATTCTCATTGCGCAGAATGATCCAGAGTTAGACGAACAGGCAAAAGCAGTTGTTATGTTGCAGATTCTGTTCGAGGATTGGCAAAGCATACCCTCAGAACATCTTGTAGAAGCTTGTCGGAAAGCTTGCGAGTTTATTGACTGTGGTCAAGTTGACGATAGTCCGAATAAACCCAAACCTCGCTTGATGGACTGGAAACAAGACGGAGATATGATCGTTCCGGCTGTAAACAAGGTTGCTGGTAAAGAAATCAGAGCCGTTCCATACATGCACTGGTGGACGTTCTTTGGATACTTTATGGAATCCGGTGAATGCCTTTTTAATACAGTGGTTGGGATCCGTTCTAAAAAGGCGAAGGGCGAAAAGCTCGATAAATGGGAAAAGAAATTCTATCAAGAGAACAAGAACATTATTGATATAAAAACACGTCTCAGCGATGAGGAGCAAGCTTATAAAGATAAGCTGAATGAGATGTTGAACCTCAAATAGTTAGGAGGTGGACACATGGCTGCTGATGGCTCAATTATTATTGATACCAAGTTTGATACATCTGGAATTGATAATGGAGTATCAAGGATTAAACAGTCATTTAACAGCCTTGGTAGTGCTGTAAAAAAAATCGGTCTACTGATTGGTGGGGCTTTTGCAGTTGGTAAGTTAGTACAGTTTGGAAAAGAGTGCGTTGCCCTTGGTTCCGACCTCGCAGAAGTTCAGAATGTGGTCGATGTTACATTTACCACCATGTCGGATAAGGTCAATGAATTTGCAAAGAATTCAATGGTCTCAGCCGGACTGTCAGAGACAATGGCAAAAAGGTATGTTGGTACGTTCGGAGCAATGTCTAAGTCATTCGGATTCTCAGAGGCACAGGCTTATGATATGTCAACGGCTCTGACACAGCTTACTGGTGACGTAGCATCATTTTACAATATCAGTCAAGACTTGGCTTATATCAAGCTAAAATCAGTGTTTACGGGCGAAACAGAAACGCTCAAGGACCTCGGCGTGGTAATGACCCAGTCGGCACTTGACCAATACGCACTTGCAAACGGCTATGGCAAAACCACATCTGCCATGACCGAACAGGAGAAAGTTGCTCTCCGATTGGCTTTTGTGCAGAAACAGTTATCAGCCGCATCTGGAGACTTCATTCGTACTTCTGACAGCTGGGCGAACCAGGTGCGAGTGATGCAGTTGCAGTTGCAGTCCCTCAAGGCAACAGTCGGACAAGGGCTGATTAATATTTTTACACCTGTTCTGAAAGTAATCAATATTCTTCTCGGCAAACTGGCGACTCTGGCAAACGCATTTAAGTCATTCACGGAGCTTATTACTGGCAAGAAATCATCAGGTCAGACAGGTGGAAGCGGCGCAGGGCTTGCCGGAACAGATACAGTTGCAGATACGGCAGATCAGTATGGACAGGCAGCCGATAATGCAGAGAAACTGGCAGATGCCACAAACGATAATGCTAAGGCAACGAAAAAGGCAAATAAAGAAACAAAAAATTATCTTTCTTCATTGGACGAAATACACAAAGCTACCTCTACAGATAGTAGCTCTTCCATACCATCTTCATCTGGCGGGAGTGGTGGAGCGTCTGGAGGATTATCTGGTGCAGTAAGCAATGTGGATTACGGAAAACTTGCAGAAGGCGAAACGACTATTAAAAAAATGTCCAAGCCGCTTGATTCCATAATAAAGAAGTTTAAAAAATTAGCCAAATTGCTATCAAAAGGATTCTGGGATGGACTAGGCGATTACAAACCGATTTTTGATGATATTAAGGAAAATATTAACTCTATCGGGAAATCCTTGCAGAATATATTTACTGATCCAGAAGTAATTGGAGCGGCAAGTGATTTTTTAGATACATTTGCCTATTCCATTGGAAGAGTATCTGGATCTTTTTCGAGGATTGGAATAACAATTGCTCAAAATCTTATTGGAGGAATAGAAAAATTTCTAAAGCAAAACACCAGTAGAATAAAAACATATTTAATTGATATGTTTGATATTGGATCTGAGGTTGCTCAAATTGAAGGAAATTTTTCATCCGCTCTAGCAGAGGTATTTTCTGCATTTGGTGGAGAAATTGCGCAGCAGATAACAGCCAATATCATAGGGATATTCTCAAATATCTCAATGACTGCTATGGGATTATGTGCAAGACTTGGAAGAGATATGCTGAATATGATCGCACAGCCGTTCATTGATAATAAGGATATATTAAAAAGCGCAGTCGAAGGAACACTTGGGGTTATCGAAACAATAACCGATGGATTATCGACAGTTATTCAAAATCTTTCCGATTTAGTGACCGCATTATACGATGAGCATTTAAAACCTTTTTTTGATTCAATAGCTAATGGACTTTCAACCATTTTTGGAACTTTAATAGATGGATATAACACATATATTCTTCCAGTTCTGCAAGGTTTAGCTTCTAAGATAAAAGAGCTTATGGATGGGGAATTGGGAGAAATGTTTGTAAAAGTCCAAACTTTTCTCGGCAAATTAATAGATATCTTAAAAGAGCTTTGGGAAAATATTTTAGTTCCAATAATTAGCTGGATTGTATCAAATGCAATTCCAGTAATAGCAGACGTTGCAAATGTAATTGGCGACACTGTTATAGAGGCAATAAAATCCGTTATTAAAATTATTGGAGATGTATTAGATGTCCTGAGCGGAGTTATTGATTTTCTGAAAGGAGTTTTTACAGGCGATTGGGAACTAGCATGGAACGGAATCAAAGAAACTGCAAGAGGTACATGGAACCTTATAAAAGATATTATATCTGGAGCCTGGGAAGCTATTAATGGAATAGTAAAAACCGCATTAACAATAATAAAAAGTATCATTTCTCTTTCTTGGAACGCAATAAAAACAGTTACTGTTACAGTATGGAATGTTATAAAAACATGGCTGTCTAATACATGGGAAGCAATAAAAACTACAGTTTCGACAGTATTTGACGGAATAAAGTCTAAAATTACAAGAATTTGGGATTCCGTGTCAGAAAAAACGTCATCTATATGGGGAAAAATAAAAACGTTTGTTGACGGAAAAGTAAGTGCTATTCATGATGCAATCGTGGATAAATTTACAAGTGCCAGAGATACGGTCAGAAGGGCGTTTGAGGGTATACGTGATACCATCAAAGATATATTAAACAAGGTGATCGGAATTGCAAACAGCGCTATTGGAACTGTAAACAGTGCAATTGGCGGCATTGAATCAGCATTTACATTTGGACCGTGGAAGGTTCCAACTCCTTTTGGTTCGAGGACAATTGGATTTACAGCTAATTTCCCAAGAGTTCCTACAATTCCATATCTTGCAAAAGGTGCCGTTATCCCGCCAAGATCAGAGTTCCTTGCAGTGCTTGGAGATCAGAAGAATGGTCGCAACCTGGAAGCACCAGAAGAATTGTTAAGGCAGATTGTAAGGGAAGAAACTGGAGGACAGCAGTCTGGCGGAAGCTATAGATTTACCGCACAGCTCAACAGACGAACCATATTTGATGAGATGATTGACGAAGCAAAGTTAAGACGTGATGCAAGCGGTACAAATCCGTTTGAATTGGCATAGGGGGTGAGAATGTGGCATTTTCAATAAGTAAATCAATAACTGATAGATATAAAATAAATGGGCTTCTCATCCCTCAACCAGATGAGGATATGCAGTGTAACTTTGAGACCACCTATTCGGAGGGAAGTAATCGAACTCAAAAAGGAGTTGCGCTAATAACTCCGCTTTTTACAGTTATGCAATATAGCTATAAAGCCACCAATGTGCCGGTTGATGAGAAATCAACTAATCTGGTAAATGCAATTATTAAAGGAAAGCCGTTCATTTTACATCACTGGTTAGCACACAAAAATGAATGGCGTTCAGAAAAGTTTTACGTGGGAAAAATGAATTACAACATAAAACAAGTTGGGGAATACTATTCCGAAATATCATTTAATATGCAGGGGGTGAATCCACTTGATTAATGTATCAAATACTTTTAAAGAAAAATTGCAGGATGGCGAGCAAGTAATTGAAATCGTGGAGATCACCTTTGCTGACGGAACAACAAAGACACTTGAAAACGAGATTATGATCGGCAACAATGACTTTTCCGATTGTGCGGAGAGTAGTAGCTTCCCGGTCGGCGCTACAGTCTGCAAAACGATGAGACTTGAACTCGATAACACAGAGGATCAGTGGAAAGATTATAATTTCTATCAAGCTAAAGTGCATGCATATTTGAAGCTTCAGACTTCTGTTGCAGAATCAGCTAGTGAATCAATCTGGATGGATGATTTTTATGAGCCAATTCTCGATACTGATGGAAACAGCATAGTCCTTTCCAGAGCCGCCTCAGAAGACCGATACGAGACGATTGACAAGGGCGTCTATACAATTACCACGCCAGAGCAATACGGTGAAATATTGAGCTTTACGGCGATGGATGACATGTATAAAACCAATGCTAAATATTATAGTGCTCTGACGCTTCCACAGCCGATTATGGCGCTGGTAAGAGACGCTTGCGAGAGTTTGAATATCCCTATGGGGTTTTCCTCTATGGCACATGGAAATGTAATTGTCACAGCGCTCCCAGATAATATGACATTCCGCCAATTGATCGGTTGGGCGGCAATGTTGGAGACAGCAAACGCCAGGATTGACAATAGAGGGTATTTGCAATTTATTAAGTGGAATTTTGGAGCTGTCGAAAACGGCTCCTTGGTTCCACTTAAATTAGAGGATTACGTGAATAGCCCAACTCTTTCCAGTGATGATATTGTAATTACTGGTATCGGAGTAAAAAACAAAGAATCGGAATCCCTGTTTGGAACTGCTGGATATGTGTTGGAGTTAGAAAACAATCTTCTGTCTGACAGTGACCTCGGAACTGTGGCGGCATGGATTGGAGGTAATTTGGTCGGAGCTAAATTCCGAAATCTGCAAGGGGATTTGCTTTATAATCCTCTGTTAGAATTTGGTGATATGGCACGCAGTTTTGATCGAAACGGCAATGGATATCTTACACCAATCACTGATGTATCATCTCCGTTAAATGGCATTACCACTGTAAAAACGCAGGCAGATGATCCAATCCGAAATAGCAGCACATATATGTCGGAAGCTACAAAAGCACTAGTAGAAGCTAGACAACTTGTTAAGGATGAACGCACAGAGCGCGAAAAAGCCGTTGAAAGGCTAGCAAATACGCTTAAGGAGTCTGGCGGGCTTTATATGACAGAAGATCCACAGGACGACGGTAGTGTAATCTATTATATGCACAATAAGCCGACTCTGGAAGAATCAGATATTGTATGGAAACTCACGGCGGAAGCCATTGGAATTTCTACAGATGGTGGAAAAACCTATCCTTATGGATTTACTGTTACAGGAGAAATGATTACAAGACTGCTATACGCCGAGGGAATCAATGCAAGCTACATCAATGCCGGCGCGCTGATCGTGCGTGACACAAACGGAAAAATTATCTTTTCAGCCGATATTGATAATAACCAGATTGTAATTGACGGCGCATCCGTGCGAATCGGTGCATCACCTTTGGACGGACTGTTAAACAGTATGCAAGGTCAGATTGACGGAAATATCAATACCTGGACCGGGACTCCTGCACCTACACTTAGCAATTACCCGGCAAACGAGTGGCTAACTGATACAGAAATGAGTAAGCATGTAGGTGATCTGTATTATGATGGAGACAGCCATGCTTACAGATTCCGCAATGATGGAAAAGGGTATTACTGGGAAAGATTAAAAGATACGGACGTAACAAAAGCATTACAGGATTCTGAAGATGCATTGACAGCGGCTAAACAGGCGCAGGAAGCGGCGGGCCTTGCCAAGAACATGACCTTGCAGTTGAGTAACGAATACCAAGGTATTTCTGTTGATTCTGATGGAAATTACGGAACGTTTCCGAGCAACGTGAGTACACAGGCAGTCGTGATGTACGGAACACAGGATATTACATCTGATTGTAAATTTACAATTATTAAATCGGATAGCGTAACAGGATCCTGGAATAATGCGACCAAGGCATACACGGTAACAGCATTATCCGCTGATGACGGATGGGTAGATATTAAAGCAACATATATCAGTGTTCTATCAGTAGTTAAGAGATTTTCGCTGGCTAAAATTTATGCTGGGAAAAATGGTACAAATGGTGTTGACGGTCTCCAGGGGCCAAAAGGAGACCAAGGCATACCGGGACCACAAGGTGAACAAGGTATTCAAGGCCCACAAGGACCGAGAGGAGAACAAGGAATTCCTGGAACTCCCGGGGCGGATGGTAAAACGCCGTATTTGCATATTAAATATGCTCCGGTAGAAAATCCAACATCTGAACAGATGACAGAGACACCAGATATTTATATTGGTACTTACACAGATTATTTACAGGATAACAGCACGGATCCAGCTGCCTATACCTGGGCGAAATTTCGCGGGGATGATGGACGGCCCGGAAAGAATGGATATACCTGGATTAAATACGCTTCTATGCCAAACGGCGAAGATATGTCAGATAACCCAGATACTGTTCCATGGATTGATACAGATGGGAATACAATATGTGATACTGTAGGAAATCCAATCTATCTGGAGCCAGAATATGTTGCGTATATCGGAATTGCAAATAATAAGGAAACGCCAACGGAAAGTGATGATCCGGCTGATTATACATGGACCCGATACAAAGGTGAACAGGGCGATAAAGGAGAACAAGGTGTACCTGGCAGGACATATTTTATCGAGCTTTCATCTAATATCCTAAAACGAGGTCAGAATGACAAGGTTGTACCAAGTACAATTACGGCAAAAGCTTATTATCGAGATGGCGACAGTGCTACAAGAACGGCATATTCCGGTAGATGGTATGTGCAGACTTCCACGGATGGCTCTACATTTACAAACGTATTGGTTTCAACTGTAAATGAGCCGAGTAAAAGCTATACTGTTAGCTCACTGGATAGAAGCATTGTGTCTGTTAGATTTATCTTGTATGCAGCAGATGGAACTACAAATCAGCTGGATATGCAATCTGTCCCTGTAGTGATAGATGTGGACGCACTTACCCACGAAGAGATGTTTGATCTTCTTACTAATAATGGCTCAATCAAAGGAATCTACAAAGAAGGCAATCAACTATATATTTCGTTCACTTACGCCAAGGGTGGTACATTAAAGCTCGGCGGTCCAAATAATGGATATGGCACTTTTGAGGTGTATGACGCTAGTGAAAATGTTATTTGCAAAATAAATAATACAGATGGATTTAAAAACATAAAAGGAAACGAATGGGCGCAGATAAAAGAATCTATATTTAGCGCAGGATTTGGAAATATAACTGATGGACTCCTTGATTTATCAGCACAATATGAAAATAAGAGAAATGTTGTTTTGCAATCAATAACCGGTGATTTGATTCTTAAAGTAGCGCAAAATTTTATGATAGAAGGGATGAAATCACTAACAGGTGGTAATCCAATGATGTTTAACCCATCATATTTGTATGTTGGATATTCCTCATCATCCTCCATTCGCTACAAAGTGCTTGGGAAATCCATCAAAGAAGACGAACTGGAAGACCTATACAGAATCAAAGTAATCTGGGCGAAATACAAAGACGGATATTTATCCGAGCAAGATGAGCGATACGGTAAAGAAATGCCGATGTTTATAGCCGAGGACATTGACCGAAGATTTCCATTAGCTGTCGATCATAATGAAAAAGGCAAGGCTGAGAACTGGAACTATCGTATTATGATTCCCTGTATGTTCGCAATGCTGAAAAATGAGCATGAAAAAGTTAAAAATCTACAATCCGAGCTTAATTCCGTGAAAGCGGAATTGAATGAATTAAAGCAACTTATCAAACAACATATTTCAACGGAGGTATAAGACTATGGCAAATAACATATGGAGTAATTACACAGAAAAAACAGCAACGCCAGTAGATGCAGATGAAGTAATGGTTCGTGATTCCACAGACGGAAAAAACAAAAGGCTTCTTTTTGGCGCTTTCTGGAAGTGGGTAGCTAAGAAATTAAACGAGGCTACCATTTCGGAATTGCAGACCAATAACAAGACAATCATCGGGGCAATCAATGCACTAAACACGAATTTAGGAAAAACTGCTCGTTTTTATGCTGTAGGTAAATTTTATGTACCTGGAAGCTCTGGTGATTATTCAGGGCTTGCAATCGGTGGGACTGCATGGAACAACATTGATGGAATACAGTATGTGAGTGCAACTGACTACAAACATTACTATACATTCCCCAAAGGCACATATTTAGTGAATATCAACCTTTTTGCAAATCTTGAAGCATCAACTTCGAACGTTCTGGGCGTGGCATTGAATATCGAAGTAGATGGTAAAACAATAGCGAATCCATGGTTTAGAATGATTGATTCATATCAGAGCATTTCTTATCCTGTTATCATCAATGGAAGTAAGCTAAAAGTCACCATGTACTCAGGAAAGACAATTGAAATTGCAAATAATGCCAATCTTTCATATGTTGATTTTATGAGATTGAATTAATCAGCATACAATACTCCAATAGTCACAGTTCTGTTGGTGCATGAGTCACCATTGAAATCAGTATATAGAGTTTGTTTTAGTTGAATTATTGTACAGCACTGGCTGTTACGTGTCCGAACTTGCAATAGTCACCACAGATACGTGGTGTGAAAGGAGAAAATATGGAAATTAAAGGTATTGACGTTTCGTCCTATCAAGGCAATCCAGATTGGCAAAAAGTATCGAATTCTGGAATTAAGTTTGCAATTTTGAGGATTCATCAGAAATCCGGCACTGATGCATCTTTTGAACACAACTACAAGGGCTGCAAATCCAACGGAATTCTTATCGGTGGATATAAGTACAGCTATGCTTTAACACCGGCACAGGCAATAGAAGAAGCAGAGGACGTAATTTCTGTTCTTGGTGGACGTGGACTTGACTTTCCAGTATTCTACGATCTGGAATGGGCACAGCAAAGAAGTCTCGGAAAACAGGCTATTGAGAATATTGCAGTAGCATTTCTGAACAGAATCAAGAAAGCCGGTTATAAGGTTGGAATTTATTGCAATCTTGATTGGTACAATAATGTCCTGTCAGATGCTCTGAAGCAGTATGACTGTTGGATTGCTCGTTATCCTGCCAACGACAATGGTTCTGTTCAAGAAAGATTACGTCCGACAGTCGGTGTAGGCTGGCAGTATTCCAGTAAAGGAAAAGTTCCAGGAATCAGCGGAAATGTTGATATGGATGTGTTCTACAAAGACTACAGAGATTCTAACCAGAAAGGAGAAACTAAAATGGTAAAAATCAGTAACTGCGGACATGATGAACGCGGAAGATATGCAGGTGGGAAAGCAGGAGATCAGACTGGTACAGAATATCAGATCATGAACTGGTACAGTAGACCGTGGCTCTGTGTCCTAAGATTCAATGACGCTAAAATCGCAGCCATGATCGCAGACATGGCGACAAAAGCGGCACAGAACAATCTTATTGGGTACGATCAGGGTACTTCCGGAAACAGCAATGACCGGTATTCATTCTGGCAGCACTTAAAGGCAAGTAACTACGATCCGGCGCAGATCACGGTAGCTTGTGAATCTGATTGCAGCGCAAGTACAGCAGCTATTGTCAAAGGGGCTGGGTATCGCTTAAATAATGCAAGGCTCAAAGCGGTCAGCATCTATCTGACGACACGGAACATGAGAGCTGCAATGAAGATTGCCGGTGCGAAAGTACTGACGGATAGAAAGTATCTGACATCCGGTGACTATCTAAAGGCAGGAGATATCCTCCTGAATGATAACCACCACGTGGCTATCGCTGTTACCACTGGCGCAAAAGCAAGTATGCTTTCAACGCCAACTATTCTGTCTAAAACTCCGAAGTGGGTGGGAAAGGTAACTGCAAATACACTTAATGTCCGCACATGGGCAGGAACAGAGTATGCACAGCTTAAAAGCTATCCTACACTTGCAAAAGGCAATTTAGTTGATGTATGCGATACCATTAAAGCCAAAGATGGAGCATCTTGGTACTATATCCGCATTGCCGGAAAATATTTTGGATTTGTTTCTGCAAAATATGTTAAGAAGCAGTAAAAATATCCCGGGGAATTAACCCCGGGAATTTCTTTTATTTAATTGCTGATAACATCAATGCGCCAGTTCGTCAGCTCATATAAGATATCATTAATTATTCTTCTGGATTTTTGGGAAAATGTCGAGTTGAAAACCAATCTCGTTTCCTTTCCCGTAAGCGTTTTTGGTATCTTTTGAGTAGACAACCTTTTCAATCAAACTCTTAAGCATTTTATTCTTCGATTCCGTGTCAAGGCTCCAATAATTATCAAGCAACTCTTCGCAGCGCGGGATAAAATCCGACCGTTGTTTTATAATGTTCTCGTCATGCTTGATTTCTTCTTTTAATTTTTCTATAGTGTCGGAGCATGACTGGATAGATGCGGATATTGTTTTAGCACGTTCAAGAAAAATCTCCGTGGTATAGATACCCTGTTCGAGTAGGTCGTATTGTTTTGCTTTCTGAGAGTTCAAGCTTTCCAGCTCGTTTTCTTTCTCATGTATGAGATTTTGTTTAGAGGTTATTACGCAATCAATATCCTTTGAAGATGCATTAATATCATTGTTTAACTTATATTCCTCCACAATCTCCCTAATTCCATCAATCACAGATTTTTCAACCAAAGACAACTTGCTGCTTACTGTGGGGCAAGATGTATAAGGACACATGAGGGTATCTTCCTGCCTGCGCTTTTGATAAGGGCGGCGAACCATGGCGCGACCACATTTGCTGCAATAGACAATTCCGGCAAGTGGATTACGAATCGAGTTTGCTATACTAACTGGGCGAGGCGGGTTCTTTTTTCGTATTTCCTGGACGGAATTATACAGATCTTCTGATATAACAGCCGGATGTAATCCATTACAAATAAGAGTATCTTTTGATCGTGGGCGTGTCTTAATTACTTGACCATTCTGTATAGTCTTCACTGTTTTTCTCCCATTCCATCGGATTTTCCCGATGTATACCGGATTTGTCAGAATTCCCTGTATACTGGCAGGAGTCCAGTCACCGCCCAGTGCAGATTCTATTCCCATTTCATTTAATTTCCGTGCAATCTTCGCAACTCCGATTTGTTCGCAGCCATCACCGGAATACCAGGTGTAGATCATTTTTACAATTTCGGATTGTGCTGGAATTGGCCGGAGAGTATACCCCTTTTCTTTTTCGAGCTTGACTCTCTCATATCCGTAAGGCGGTTTGTTACCACAGTATTTCCCTTCTTTTACTGATGAGATCCTTCCAGCGTTCAGTCGGCGCTTGATGGTCTTATATTCACGTCTGGACATAAAAAGCCCGAATTCGAAGTATTCTTCATCAAATTCATTGTTTGGGTCGTATATTTTTGTTGGGGTAATAATCTTCGTGTCAGAGTATTGAAAAGCTCTGGATACAACACCTTGGTCAATTGTATCACCTCTGGCAAGACGTTCCACTTCCACAACCAGAACGCCATCCCACATACCGGATTCTACCTCATGCAGAAGTTGCTGCATGACAGGACGGTCGGCGATAGTTTCTCCAGATACCACTTCGCGGTAAATTGCACCTACAATGTACTCTTTTTTCTTTGCAAGATCTAACAAGATCCGTTCATGCCTGGCAAGCGTTTCGCCCTCTCCGTGCGCCTCAGCTTCCCGATCGGCTCTGGATTTCCTTAGATAGATGCATACTGATTCATTCATTTTATCATTCTCCTTTTTTTACTTGTGCGATAATCCAGGAGATGATATAATTATGGTGTAGGTAAGATTTTCTCCGGATTATCTTATTTATTAAAACCGGTTCCTGTTGGTCGCAGGAGCCGGCTTTTTTATTATTTATTCTATTTCATCAATATCAAGAGAATATCCAAAGACTTCTCCAACATCTGTACATTTCCCTTTTAAAGTAACTGTCTCTCCTTTGGTCATGGAAGCTACTTTTGTTTTTTGTTCATCATTTTTTATGTAGCATTGAACTCCGATAATCTCAAAGTCTCCATCAGCCATCAAGTCAATATACTTTCCAGAAGCGTCAATGTTTGTAAGTTTTCCAGTAATTTCAAGATATTTATCTTTGTATTTATCAGACGCTCCCATGGCATTGTTATCAAGATCTGCCATCATATCATTAACTGATACGGAAGTGTATTCTTTTGGTATATCTTCTTTTTTACTTGATGTAGAATTTGTAGATTTCGTACTGGAATTACTATTACTTCCGCCTGTCACCGCACCTATAGCACAAAGGATGATAAGGGTAAGCAGAATCCACTTAAACTTTCCACCTTTTAATTTCTTCCGGCACTGCGGACACACTTTAGCGTCTGCCGGAATCTCTGTTTTGCAATATTTGCACTTTTTGGTCTTTTCCATAGAAAATCCTCCTCATATGGTTTATTTTATCTGATTGTACCACAGCACAAAACAAAATAAAACATAATAATTTATAACAACTTGACAGATTTCGACAAAAATAATACTTGACTTCTAAATGACTTCATGCTATATTGAACATAAGAAGTCAATACGACTTCACAAAAAGAAAGGAGAAACCAATGAGTATCAAAACATTTACGTTAAGACTCACAGAGGAACAAATTGATTTTGTTGGTGAAAAGGCAAAGGAAATGGGGGTGAGCAAAAACGACTATATCCGAAGATTAATTGATGGAGACATTCGTGCAGATAAGGAAGATAGAATCTTGCAGGAAATTATCGAAATCAAGAATATGCTTGAAAAGAGCATAAAATAAGAAAATGGTGCCTGCATAAAAGCGGGCACCTAACCAATTACAATAATTTATATACTTAGAGTAAATTGACATTTAGTTGTCATTACAATAAAATGGAATTTACGACAGAAAGGAGACTATGGGTAGACCTAAAAAAGAGATTACAAAAAACACATATTTCCAAATCAGAATGGAACAGGAAATTTATGATTTGCTTGTCACCACAGCGCGCAAACAGGGCGTATCTAAAGCCGAAATTGTGCGCCGTGGAATTGTCGCACAAGCAAAACTTACCAAGGCATAGACCAATATGCCCTTATGGAAAGTTGTGTTATTTTTATAAATCACTCTTCCACGAGTGTCTGTATGATAACACACTTTCCGTAAAAAATCAATATTTTTTATAGAAAGGATAAAAAAATTATGAACGGATTACAAAAAGTTGAATTTAATGGAACTTTAGTTCTTACTACACAGCAGATTGCGGAAGCATACGAAACTGATACTAAAATTATTCAAAAAAATTTCAGCAGAAATAAAGAAAGATACATTGAGGGCAAACATTTTATTTGCCTTGAGGGTGAAGAATTAAAAGAGTTTAAAACGAAACGTCATTTTGACGATTCGTCAAGACTCAACAAACTCTACCTTTGGACACAGAAAGGTGCTTTTCTTCACGCAAAGTCATTAAACACTGACAAGGCGTGGGATGTATATGACGCTCTGGTGGATGAATATTTCCAGAAGAGAAACGAACTTGCCCTTTCTGGCATTTCCAAAGAACTGCAAGCCGTTATCGTAGTAGATAAGAGAGTAACCCAGGTTGAGAAGAAAGTGGATATTGTCCGGCAGGAACTTGAACGCCTGGAATTTGATTTGCCAATCCTTCCAATTGAAGCCGACAGGATCACAGAGGCAGTACGCAAGCGTGGCGTGGATATCCTAGGTGGAAAAGGCTCGAACGCATACCAAGACAGGTCAATGAGGCAGCGAGTATACAGTAACATCTATGCAGACTTAAAAGCGAACTTCCGTGTGCGCTCCTACAAGTCAATCAAGCGAAACCAGTGTGACTCTGCCTTGAACGTGATCGCACGATATGACGCACCCCTGTATCTCCAGGACGAAATCTATATGATAAACGGACAGCGCTCAATCTGGGACGACTGAACGAAAAAAGTAGAATTTTCTCGATTTTCGTCAAATACAGCATTAATGTAAGAAAATTTGTGCAAGATTGAGATATTGTATAATTGTTATATTGAGAGTATAATATAAACTAATTTGGGAGGAATTTTATGAAAGGAATAAAAAAGCTGGTTATATTTTTTCTGTTCGGAATAATGCTCACATTTTCTGTGCATGCGCCGCTATGCGAGAGTATTGATCCAACAGATTCCGAAGTGATTATTAAGGCAAGTGCCAATAATCAACACATAATACATAATTATACACAAGCAGTTGTATCCGAGGCAGAGCATCAACCATTTGTTGTAAATAAAAGCAATAATACTTCTGCGGAATGCAAATGCCATTTCTTTTTTAATCGTTCAAGGCAAAGGGAGGGCACACTTTTTAAGCAGAGGGCGAGAAGTATGATTAGTCCGTTCTATATCGCTGAAAAGAGGGTATAATGAAATAAAAGAGAACAAATGTTCTTATTGTGCGATATTGGGAGGGACGGAAAATGGATTACAAGAAGGAAATTATTGAAATGATACAAAAGATAGAAAACAGATGTTGGCTGAGGTCAATATACATTTTTATAAAAACATTAATCGGTTAAAAAGAAAAGCCAAGGGTTTGCGCATTGCCCTTGGCTATTTTCTTATTTCTTTTCGTAAATCGTGTCTAGGAGTTTTTCCAAGTTATCCCATCCGGAATCATCCAGTTTTGCTAGAGCATTTATGAGACGGTATTTAAAATCATCATCACTAGACTTCAGAACATTTCCGAACAACTTAGAAATTTCATCGTTTTTGTTCTCTGGTTGAAACGGTTCTCCAGTTCCATTTCTTAGCCATTCTTCGTTTACGTTAAATTCTCTGCAAACATCATCAATAGTCCGATCTGACGGAACTTTGCTTCCCATTTCAATTTGCGCTACAAAATTCCTGCTTATCTTTAGTTTGTCTGCAAATTCTTGCTGAGTTACGTTTAATTCTTTTCGTAACTCTTTAAACCTGTCTTTCAATTTAATTCCTCCTTTCTGAAAATATAATATCATAAAATGTTTACAAAGTCAACAAAAAGGTATTGACAAATGTTGTCTGAGGGACTATACTGTGTTTACAAGGTAAACAAAGGAGGTGAGAACATGAAATACAGTCCGCTCGGAAGTGGAAAAGTGATATCTCAAACTTTCAATGGTAGTTGTTTGGAAACCACTTTTGAAAGAGAGAACGAATTGAAGTCCGAATATGAAATTTATGTAAACTGGATGAATCCGGATCAGTTAGCAGAAGTTTCATTTCAGTTGCCCTTCCACGATTGGCAGACACTTGAAAAGTCTGAGGTTTGGAGAAATCTGGATGAATTTCTTTCGGAAGTTCAAATCGAATATATTCCGAAGTACCGCCAAGTCCAACCAATTGTAGCGGAAAAGGTTGTGTATAGAAGTCTGTTAGGTTCTTTAGTTGCATTCTTTCGTGATAAATTGATTCGCCAATAGCACGCCCTTTTAAACATGAATAATGGGTTCCGCTATACACGTAAGAAATATTTACGATTGATATGGCAATTCTGGAATGATTGATGATTTCAAAATGAACAATCAACTCATTATTATCTTTCAACTTGAAACCAATAGGAATAAACTCTATTTTTTTTCGAGATTGGAATAAGTTCCATACAGTTCCAGCAGACCCTATTAACCCAAGCGTAAAGGAAACATTTTCAAACGTAATGATTTCTTTAGCCGATTTTAAAATTGAAATAATTTGATTTATTTTAATCGCCTCCCATCTACTGGGAGTATACCACAAGAAAGGAGTGAGCGCATGTCTGAAAAAGAAAAAAGAATCGTTGAAAAGCTGAAAGATGCGATTCCTAATATGTCAGAATTTGACAAGGGATACATTCTTGGTAAGACGGAAAGTTTTTCCGAGAATAAGACAGATGATTCCGGCAAGGCACAGAAAGAAAGTTCTTAACATGGAGGTGAAAACAGTTGAGCAAATCAACCAGGAAAAAGATTCGTTCTCTTGAAAAGAGAATATCAGATATTGAGTCACAACTTCAATGTCCGCAAGCTACTTTTACATGTCAATTGGTTACTCCAAACGACATTTTAGCCCAGATTCTTCAAGAGAGTCAATATCAAGATCATAAATATGAGATTCGAGCTAATCTGAATGGCAAGACATTATTCGAGAAGAAGACGGAAAGTTTTTTCTTAGAATAATCTGGAGCAAGAATCAGATAAGAAAGAAACTGCAACTTCACAGTAATTAAAGAGGAGGAAGAAAATGAAGAAATTTGAATTAACATCAGAAACCAAAATTAACATTTTCGGAAAGAAACTTTTCCGAATCAAGGCGCTCGTTTCATTTGGAGTTGTAAAAACTGGAGAAACTGGCGGATGGGTAGAAAAAGAAGAAAATGTAAACCAGTCCGGCGATGCATGGGTGTTCGACAATGCAGAGGTGTCCGACAATGCAAGGGTGTCCGGCAAT